AAACCTTGTCAAAAGCAGACCAACACGAACTTAGTCATATCATTTCGAGAATGACAAGCGAGGTTTCGGGTAACATACCATTTTTTGGAAGATGTTTTCAGGAAAGCATGGATGAAGTTGTGCAGGAAGCAAAAGCAGAAGTTGAAAGCGCAATACAACACAAAATATCTTCTCTTGGATTAGAAGAACTTCACAAACAACAAAACCTATTAGGATGAGCAAGCAATACTTTGAATACATCGGAACAACAAAGAACAGCGAGTACGAGGCGGTAATGTCCGAAATCGCAAATTGCAAAGTACACGACACAATCGATAATAGTAGTAAATATTTCATGGTAAATAGTTTTGTATTGTCAAATATAATACTAATTTTGTTGAAACAAACGGTTGCCCTCTTACATCATAGCAACTTAACAATATTATACAGCGGGTATAAGAAGATAGAGGTAAGAGGCTATTGGATTATGCCCGCTCGTATTTTTTAACCTAACCTCTTACAAATGGCAAAAGAACTTCCATACTTTAAATTCGAACCCAATCAATGGGAAAACGGAAACATTCAAATTTTTTCACGGGAAGAAAAAGGATTGTTTATTGACCTATGTTCAATGTATTGGTCACGACTTGGTGAATTGCCTTTAAAACTGGCTTTGCAAAAACTATGCAATGGCAATGCGACCGCATTAAATTCGCTTTGCGATGAAAAAATAATTGAGGTCATAGACGGGTCTATTTACATAAAATTCCTAAGTGAACAATTGTTAGAGTTTGAAAATCTAAGCTCCACAAATAGTAAAAATGCAAAAGAAGGTTGGGAGAAACGTAGAGCATTAAAGGATTTACGCGAAAATGATGCGACCGCATATAAATCGCAAAGCGAAATTGATGCCATAAGAGAAGATAATAAAAAAGAAGAAGATAAAAAAGATATTAAGCCTGACGGCAGCGTTTTTAGTTTTTTAGAATTCTGGTCGCTTTATCCTAAAAAAGTCGGTAAAGAAAAAACCTCAAAGGCTTATTCTAAAATATCGGAAATTGATAGGCAGACTATAAAACTAACGTTGCCGTTATTTTTGGCTTACAAACCTTTCGCTACTTATAGCCACCCTGATCCGCTGACATACTTAAACGGAAAAAGATGGAACGACGAAATCAGTTCGCCGAAAACACAAATAAATAAACCTGGATTTGATTCTGAAGGACGTGCAATACTTAATCCGATAAGTCTCTAATGGCAAATATATTCGAGTGGTCAAAAATTGACACGAACAAAACGTCGGGAACAGCAAAGGTTAAATGTCCGATATGCACACCTACCCGTAGCAATAAGTCAGATAAGAGCCTGTACGTTAGATTTGATTCGGGAGTTGCCAAATGTTTCCATTGTGAAGCGTTGTCTTTCCGTGATGACGTAAAACAGGAGACGGAAAATAAAAACTACACGATTCCAGTTCAGACGTGGAAAAACTACACTTCACTTTCCGATAAAATCGTAAAGTATTTTGAGGAAAGGAAAATACAACAGTTCGTTTTGAATGAAATGGAAATAACAGAGGAAAAGTATTTTCAGCCGTATTGGAAAAAAGAGGTTTCAAATATGGTTTTCAATTATTTCGAGGGCGATGTTTTGGTAAATAAAAAATATAGAGGGCCAGACAAGTCATTTACCCAATCCAAAAACGGAAAGCCTATTCTTTATAACATCAACTGCGCTATTGGGGCAGAAGAATTGTATATTGTGGAGGGCGAGATTGATGCGCTTTCATTGGTTCAAATAGGAATCAAGAATGTGGTTTCAATTCCGAACGGAGCGAACGACAACGATGCGTACTGGATAAATTCGGAACCTTATTTGAAAGGCATTTCAAAGTTTTTCATAGCGACAGACAAAGACGAGAAAGGCGATATCGTTTCGGAAAAGATAGCGCAACGTTTAGGGCGTTACCGATGTGAAAGAATTAGGTTTGTCGGAAAAGACGCGAACGAAGATTTGGTTTCGGGCGATTTGCAAAAAAGCATTTATAACCGTGAAAAATATCCTGTATCTGGAACGTTCACAACGGAAATGCTTTTCCCTAAGATGTTGGAACTATACGACAACGGATTACCTCCGACGATTAAAATTAAAAACGATCGTTTCGGGACAAGGCGAAATCATTACCAAAAGATGTTAGGTCATTTGGAAGTAGTAACGGGAATACCTTCACACGGGAAATCGAATTTTGTTGAATGGGAAGTTTTGAATATCATAAACGAAAATGATTATAAAGCCAGTTTTTTTAGTCCCGAACATATGCCTATGGAACTACACCAAAGTACTTTCGCACAAAAGTTTATAGGCAAGAACTATTTTTATGAGATTGAAGGAACGCCCCGAATGAGCAAAATGGAACTGACGCAGTACGTTGAATGGGCGAACCAAAAACTATATCTTACAAGCCCTGAAAATGGAGAATTCGCAACGTGGGATTTTATCTTTGAAAAGTTCAAGGAGCAGCTATTCAATTTTGGGATTAACATATTCGTAGTCGATGCATACAACAAAGTCGAGCATACAGGGAATAAAACCGAAAGGGAAAATATTTCAAAAGTTTTGTCTCGTCTGACGACGTTCGCACAAGCCAACAATGTTTTGATTATACTCGTTGCCCACCCTACCAAAATGCGTAAATTAGACAATGGGATGTACGAGATTCCAACCCTTTACGACGTATCGGGTTCTGCGGATTTCAGGAACCAAACACACGACGGATATGTTGTTTACCGAAACTTTGTCGAGAATTACACGATGGTTCGTTCGCTCAAATTGAAATACACTTTTCAGGGCGACATAGGTGCAGAAGAAAAGTATTTTTACCATAAGCCAAGCGGTAGATACTACGCGGACGGAACTGAGCCTCAGGAAATGCCATTGAATTACGTTTCAACTTTTGAACTTGCACAGGAAGTCAGTCCGTTCCCATTAGTGAACGGTGATATAGAAAGCGCTTTTGATTTGAACGAACCAAATTTTGACGAAACCGATGTCCCGTTTTAGAATACCCTACAAGATGCAATTGCGCTCGCCTCAATGGCTTGAGCGTAAATCCGAAATATTAAAGCGAGACGGATATACTTGCCGATTATGCGACAACATGGATCTTGAAATACTTGACGTTCATCATATCGGGTATATAAACGATGGGAGAATGGCTTGGGAGTATCCCGATTATCTTTTAGTAAGTCTTTGTAGAAAATGCCACCAAAAAGAACACGATCTAAACCACGTAGGAAACCGAAAAAAAGTAATACAATGGATAACAAAACTTATTTTACCGAACCTCTCGACAGATTCATTCACGGACGAATATGTTCAAGCGATTATGCGCGGCGACAAATACACGGAACTTGGAACGGACGACCCGTTAGTAATTTATCTATCACATCGGTTAAAGCAAAAAGAGAATGGCTAAAGAACAACCCGATCCGATAAGCGAAACACAAAAGAAATTTTTAATCAAATAAATTATAATTATGGAAACTAAAGAATTAGAATTAAATTATTCAGAACTGGCATTTGTAATGAATATTCCAGTAGAAGAATCAAAGGCTTTTTTTAACAGCGAATTCACCGACAAGGAAAAGGTATCCACCAAAGACCTTTTGCCTGTATCAAAATTCATAGGTGCGTTTGGAAAAACAAAGTCCTGTGACTCCAGATACGACGGGCTCGACAAGTTTGAATTTATGCTTGAACAATGCCGAAAGTCTTTTAAAAAATATATAAATGAAACCGCGGTTGTTAAGAAGCAAAAGTTTGGAGGCGGTAAAGCCGTTTTTTATAAGATACTTTCACAAGAAGAAATCGATTGGATTAAAAACAATCTTTTTGTAAAGCACGATACGGTTTATGGAAAGCCAAAACACGGATAATGGAAACCAAACCAAAACCCTGCAAAGGAACAGGACTCGCACAAGGTCATGGATGCGGAAAGCCAACTTTACACAGAGTTTATGGATTAGGTAAAATGTGCTGCTATTCCGATTGGCTTTTAAATTCAGATAACGGACGCATCAAACTACAAAAGGCAACCCTGAAAGTCACAAAGCCGCGTTTAGACCTCGAAAAAGCAAAGACCGAACGCCAGGACACAAAAACGCTTTCGAACTTACTGACGAACGCAAAAGACGCTTGTCACGCATATATCAGGCAGCGGGATAAAGGAAAGCCGTGCATAAGTTGCGGAAACGCTTGGCACGAAGATTTTCAAGCTGGACATTTTTATAAATCTGAGCTATTCTCAACGCTCAGGTTCGACGATAAGAACATAAACGGACAGTGCAGACGTTGTAACCTATTCAACGAAGGAAACGAAAGCGGTTATCGTGTAGGCATACTAAACCGATTCGGGAAAGAACACCTCGACTATTTAGACGAACGCGCTCAAATAGAAAAACAGGAACAGCACAAATGGGATCGTGACGAACTTAAGCAAATTAGGTTGAAATATATCGGGTTGTTTAAGTCGATATTTAATAAATAACGCCAACTATCCCGCCTCACCCAATACATAAACCCGCGTCGTGAAAAATAATATGTTAAAGTTCGCAACTATTCGCACCAAGTAAGAAATAATAATTATATTTGAAACATGAAAGCAAAGAAATCATATTCAATCGATGAAGATGTAGTTGAGCAAATCGCTAAAATTGCATCGCATTACGACCGTTCAGATTCGTATATCGTTAACAAGGCGTTGATCGATTATTGCGTTGCAGAAGAAATACGCATCGCCCAATCCCAATCACTCGACACCTGTTCGAATCAATCAACTAATCATAAATAAATAGGAATTATGGAAAATACACACATCTTAAATTTAAAATCTGAAGTACCGTTTGATATTCGATTGGCTGTTTATGAGAAGGATTTGGAGGCAAGACTAAATGACAAAATGCCTGAAGGACTTTGCGATTATGATGGCTTATGTTTGTCATTGCCCTGCCATTTATGGGGTATTTCATATCGAAAAAAGGATGTAAGACAAGAGTCTCCCGACGGCACAATTCCATTTTGGATAGATACCGAATATGCATTTCCAGAAATCTCAGAATGGCTTTCCGAGGACATACAAAACGAAGAAACACGAATTGATTTCCTGCAAAAAACGATCGCCAAAATGAAATCATCCTAACCCCCATCGTAGTAATTAAACAACTTAAAAAATATGAGCAATAGAATAATTTTATTCAGAGGAAAGCGAGTAGACAACGGAGAATGGGTTGAAGGCCATTATGCAAAAGGCGGAAATGGTGAAGAAGAAACAACGGTTATTTTGCCTTTGGGAACGACTGAAATAATAGAAGTCACTCCCGAATCAGTAGGGCAGTTTACAGGCAGAACAAATACCAAAAATCAAAAACTATTTGAAGGAGATTATGTTCGTTGGACGCACGGTAGGCACTATTGGGAAGGTTATATTTCTACCGTATTTGAAAGTAGATCAAACACGCTCTACATTATTGAAACTTTCCACAATTGTACTAGTAACGAGGATGAATCGGAATACACTTTTGAAAGATCAGACAGCAGAAAAGGCACAAGAAACGATATAGAATATTGGTCTTATAAAAACGACTTCGAAATCATCGGGACAATCCACGACACCCCCGAATAACTTAACCCATAAACAATGACAATACTCTGGAATAAAAAAGGATTTCCGTTTGACTTAGGCAGTATTGTCTATAAAAATGTCGCTGGTAAAAAGGTTTACGGGAAAGTATATTCCGTGGAATTTACCAAAAAAGGAGTTAAATATAAATTTAAACCGTTTAAGAAACCCGCCCCGAAAGCAACCAATAAATAACTCACACTAAAAAATAACGAAAGATGGAAGCAAAAGCCATTTCGCAAATAAAGGCATATAACGATGATTGGAAAGATTCTCAAGATAAGCTTGATGAAAAATACCCAGACAGGCATACAACAATTCATAAAGTCCCCTGCAAAAATTGTCCTTCTCACCAAAATGCCATTCACGGCATAATTGACGAGGAAAGCCAAGATTACAAAACTCACATGACAAAAGAAGAAATAGCAAAACACCGATTATTTGTTTGCTATTGCCGTCAAAGCAAGCTATGTAAAGGCCTTTGTGATTTCATGGAAATAGATCAAGATTACTTAAACCGAATTAACCAACCTAAAACCAAATAACCATGTCAGAAAGCACACAACAAAACCGAGAGCGGGAAAACGTAAAAGAAGCCGCAAAATTTATGGAAACGTATTTAGGCGGAAACCTAAATACCTCAACACTAACCCCATTCGCCATTCAGGAAATGATGACGGATTTCGCAAAAAGACAATCCACAGACGCACAAGAGGTGATTCGCGAGGCGGTGGAAGCCTTGGAGGGTGCGATAAGAATCGAATCGCTTTGGCTTTTGAAAGACGACATAAAACCTGAACACAGAGGCGAAGCTTTAGCGTTACTTAAGATGAGATACGCATTCGGAGAAATCTTGGAAAAACTAAAAGCATTATGAAATTACTAGAACTATTTGCTGGATCCCGATGTATGGGACAAGCCGCAGAGGAATTGGGAATATCCGTATTCTCGGTCGATTGGGAAAATTACGATAAGATAGACTTGTCGATAGATATCGAGTTTTTGAAAGCGGAGGATATCCCGTTTATTCCCGACCACGTACACGCATCGTTCGATTGCACCACATACACAATTGCGGCCATAAGCACACACCGTAACAGAACCGAACCCAAAAGCGAATACGCAAAGAAATGCGACCGCGTGAATCAGCACGTCATTTCATTGATAAAACATTGGATGACCATAAACCCGAACCTCACTTTTACCTTCGAGAACCCAAGAGGAATGCTTCGCCATATGCCTTTCATGCAGGAGTTCAAACGTCATACGGTTTGGTATTGCCGATATGGCGACGACAGGGCAAAACCGACCGATATCTGGACGAACATCGACAACTGGAAACCAAAGCCAGAATGCAGAAACTATAAATATGACAAATCGGGTGAGATAATCGGAAAGCATTGCCACCACGAAAGCGCAAGACGCGGAGCAAAGACCGGAACGCAGGGCAAGAAAGGCAGTTACGAGCGTTCAAAAATTCCAATGGAACTTTGCCGAGAAATTTTGCAATCCTCAATCCAAAAACTAAAATCACTTTTGAAATGAAACTACAACCACACCACATCGCGCCGTATTTACCATTTGAACTAAAAATAATAGGCAATACTCACGGATACGTAAAAACTCTTTCAGGACTTCACAATGAAGACGTTTACGTAACGGAGCAGAACAACACGCGATATGGTGCATGGGCTGACTTAACGGACATCAAACTAATACTGCGTCCCCTCGACCTCACAAAGCCGATAACGGTGGATGGAATTGAGATATTTCCCATTGTTGAAATACTGCACCAATATAATTCTTTATTAGCTGGAGGCGAACCGTATACAGAAAAAGACTTATCTAAAAATCCTATGTATTGGGAATACTGGGCAGTAGAAAAACTATTCGAATGGCACTTCGACGTTTTCGGACTCATAGAACAAGGCTTAGCGGTAGAATTAACTTAAAACGAAATAACGATGAACGAGAAACTAGAAAAGGCGGCAAGTGGACATGTAGATTCGATTACAAGTAGAGATCACGCGTTTTGGGATTCATTTGTAGCAGGCTACACCCGCCACGCCAACACCGTAAACCCAATACTGAAAGAGGCATTGGAAGCGTTGTATCTGGGATTAAATCATGCAGAAACCTGTGAGCAACGAGCGAAATCCGTTTCAGAGATGCACTTAGCAGACGACAGCATTACCAAAATCCGATCCTCAATTTCAGCGATAACAGAACTCTTAAAAAACGAAGAATGAAACTAAACATAAACATCACCCCGACAAACGAGCCAAGCAGGATTTGGAAAGACTTTCATACCGGATTTAAATTTCAGGACAGAGCCTCGAAATCATTCGCCCATCAGTTATTACTAACCACTTTTTCTTCGGTTGGCGAAGGATGGTACATAAATGAAAACGGGAAAATTCAGTTTGCAAACAAAAAGAATTCGCACCTATTCGTTTTTTGCAAAAAAAATCATCGCCGCCGAACCTCAAATACAAGGCATACCGCAACTATCAAACGAGGACATGGAATACTGCCTTAAACTGAAACCAAAAGGAATCGACGAGGTGGAAAGCATCGCCGCCGTTTCGTTGGACGGACAGATAGTTATGCCGCTAATCAAAGACGGCTTCATACAACTGCTTATACCGACCGAACGCAAAATATCAAAGAAAAGGTTTGGCAATTACTTAAACAAGAGCAATCCGACCTCATAGACCTACGACAAAGATGCGCGGAGAATGCAAGGCCAACATTTGTAGACAAGCAACTAATTTTATCAACCACGCTAACAAAAGAGTAATAACAATTAAATACAATAATCATGAATTGGAAAGAATTAAAAGATTTCTGCAACGCATTGTCAGAATTAGAACTACAAAAGAAGGTAATCCTTTGGCGCGAAGAAGAAGCTATTTCAGACATCTACGCCGAGCAGCTTCCAGAAAATCACTACACAAGCGAACATCACGATGAAGGATGTATTCCTGAAAGTGAAGCATTAAGCGCGATCGATAATGATCCCGAAGATTTCCCTAACGGAATGGACGATTTTACGAAAGTATATGACAAAGGCGACCCGCTTCTTCACGAAAACTTTTAAAAACGGCAAATTCGCCAGAATTAAAAATACCTATTTCCAAAAAACGCAACCCGTAAAAAATAAAATCCCTCCTGATAACACAGAGTAGGGATTTTAAAAAATAATTAAACCATGAAAACCGAAATACAACTTTACGAAGCCGCGCTATCCGAATTTAAAAAAGAACATGGCGACATTCCATTTATAGCAAGATTCGGTAACGGCATTTGCATTATAGAATCCAAATAACAATTTATATCAGTTTTTTTTCGTTAAGTTTGCGATAATGTAAATGAATTATGGGAGCACCCGCAGGTAATAATTATTGGGAGTTCAGACACAAACACGGAGCTTCATTCAAATATAACGCAGAAACTCTTTGGGCGGAAGCATTGAGATATTTTGATTGGCAATCACAACGTGTGTGGAATAAAAAAGACCCAATCAAGTCAGGGGATTCGGCAGGCGCTCTAATAGATGTACCTACATCGATACCATTCAGTATTAAATCTTTTTGTATTTATGCCGACATAGTTCATCAGACTTTCTTGAATTATAGAGAATCAGAAGATAAAGATTTAATGGAAGTCGCAACACGCATTCAAGACATTATTGAATCACAACAGTTTGAAGGTGCGACGGTAGGCGCTTACAATCCGAACATTATAGCAAGGACGTTGGGCTTGACCGATAGAACTGATTTAACCTCAGGAGGCAAAGAAATATCCTCAACCCCATCAATAATCCAAGTCGAGGTCATTACCCCGAAAGATGAGTAACGTAATTAACTTTAAGGCGTCGCCAGTATTTCACGAGATATGGAAAGCCTTTAACTTAAAAACCGTAGTCGGCAATACTCCCGAACACGTTTACAAACTCATAGTCGAGGAAGGAAGCTCAAGAAGCACAAAGACCTGGAGTAACTTTCAGGTTTTGTTTTTGTATTTGTACGAAACACCAATATCAAGCGCAACCATATTGCGTGACACCCAAAAAAGTTGCCGCGACATCGTGGAGGAAGATTGGCGCAAGTGGCTTATGGATCCGATGGTTCGTAAAAAAGAGTTTGAGCGCAAGGAAATCGACCTTAATCAACTCGATGCGTATCTAAAAGTAGAGAACCTTAAGCAATATTTCGTAGAGAACAAAACTAACCACACGTGGACTTTTAAGCATAACGGAAACATGATTCGTTTTACGGGTCTTGACGACGAAAACGACGCTATGGGTATGACCCAGTCAGTTTGTTGGATAAACGAACCCTACGACTTTAGCGAGGAAGTCTATAAGCAGTTGGCGCAACGTTCTAAAATAATCCTGTTCGACTGGAATCCGAAGCAAAACCATTGGGTAGAGAACGAGAAAAAGAAAAATAGTACTTTCGTAAACTATTCTACTTTTCTCGACAACCCGTTCATCAATCCCGAATCAAAAAACCAAATACAATCCTATCAACCCGTGGCATATTCCGATGCCGTATTGTCGGGAAAACTAAACGTTGAAATTGCGTTCGTTTATGATTGTGAGGCAAACAGCGACAACCTTACGGCAAAGCAACGTAAAGAACTTTCGAGATGTCAATACAACGAGCAGACAAACTCTGCAAGCGAATACCATTGGCTTGTATATGGATTGGGCAGGAAATCGGAAAAGCCCAATAAAATTTTTAAAGGATGGCAAGTGTTGCCTGAGATATTCGACAGTATTGATTTGCCAAACTATTACGGACTGGATTTCGGAACGGCAAAACCTACGGCTTTAGTGGAGGTGAAATGTAACTTAGTCGATACCGTATTCGTAAAAGAACTGCTTTACTTACCGATCAATCAAATGCCGACATCATTGGCAGACCTGCTTGAGCGCATTATTCCAGACAAAAAAATACCAATTATAGCTGATTGCGCCGATCCTGTAAGGATTTCCGAACTCATGTCCGCAGGGTTCAACATCGTTCCTGCCCACAAGCCAAGCGGCTCGGTAAACAGCGGAATCGAACTGATACAAAAGTGTAAGGTGTTCTATCAGGGCGAAAACCTTTCAGACGAATATGACCGATATGAATGGGAAGTCGTCAAAGGCGTTAACCTTGACAGGCCGATAAAAAAAGACGATCACTTGCTCGACGCGTTCAGGTATTGCCTGACCTATATCAGTCTTTTTATGGGATTCAGGAAATAAAAGTAAATAGTTATCGTTTTTTCATTATATTTGGCGAGTTATTGTTGTGAAACAAAGACATTAAATGGGTCTATTCAGTTTTTTAAGTGACATCCGTAATCTAAAAGAGTACGTTAAAGACAAGGAAGGTAATTACTTCTATTGGTTTGGCGGCGACGACTTTGGAAAGCAGAACCAAGATTACTTAAAACTGTCTCTTGAAAACCCTATTCTTTTTGCGGTGATTTCCCTACGCTGTAAACTATACAGCCAAATGAGGATAACCGCCCACAGCAACGACGGGACGGAAATAGAAAACCATCCCGTTTTGCAGTTGTTAAAGAACCCTAATTTCTTTCAATCCCAACAAGACTTCTTTTTTCAGGAAAGCTGGTATCGATCCACTTCAGGAACTAACCTGATTTACGGAATACGACCAAGCCTCAACGATTTGCCTCGGGCTATGTATAACCTGTTTCCTTCCGAGGTAGATTATAAAAAAGTTCTTGACCTTACTGAATTTGCGCCGCCCAAACAGGGTGAAGCACTACGTCGGTAGCCTCAAAGTTCGCGATACGGATCTGCGTAGCCATTGCCATGATAACATCATAGATGTTTGCATCAGCGTAGTAGTCAGCCAAAGCCGTAGGCACCACGAAAGCACCTGCTTCTGCAACGATTCCGTTTAGGTTAGTTCCTGTTCCGTCACCCGTAAGGATAGCGATATCGACAACCTGATCCACCAATTCCTCAGCGTGTTGTTTCATATCGGCAACTACGGCAGGAGCGTGGTACATCAAACGCGTAGTCATTTTCCAACGCACAGCGACCTCTTTTGTTGAAAGGGAAGTAGTTTTCCATTCAGCGTCCGCAAGCGGTTTTGTTGCACCCTCTGCGATAAACGCGGCAGAATACGCAAAACAGGAAAAGACAATCGCGTCTTTACAGAAAAAACTTCAAACACTTGCCGAAACTCAAAAGAAATCCAACACATTAACGAGTGAGGAAGTCGTTACGCGTCGTGCGGCTCGTGTGGAGCAACAAATGGCGTTCAAGGCAACTACCGATCTATTCGGAGCCTATTCCAAACTCAACGCCCAACACGCGCAGTCCGCAAAGAACCTACAAAATATAATTGCCCGAGGGAGAACCGCCACACAAACACAACGCGAATTCAATCGCGAAGTCCGTAACGCACAGTCGGAATTTGCAAAACTGAATACACGTGTATTGGCGGCCGACAAAGCCGTTGGACGTTGGCAAAGGACAGGCGAACGATCAATAACATTGGGGCGCGATCTCGTGGGTGCTTTTGGTGTCGCTACAGGCGTTACATTGTTTGCCGCATTGTCCCGTGATGTATTCCAGACAACAGCCGAGCTACAGTCAATGGATTTGGCTTTACGTCAGGTTATAGGTAGCGAAGAAGAAGCCGCAAAGACGCAGGAGTTCCTATCTAAAATAGCCGAGGATTACGGTGTGAACATTCAGGTGTTGACCAAATCATATACGGGCTTCTTTGCTTCCTCTAAAAATGCAATCGATTCGGGAAAGATTTCGGCCCAACAGATACGTGATATTTTCCAATCCGTCGCAAAAGCCGCAGGAGCAATGGGATTAAGTGTTGACCAACAGGAAGGCGCGTTCCTTGCGTTGTCTCAAATGATTTCGAAAGGCAATGTACAGGCAGAGGAATTGCGCGGGCAATTGTCGGAAAGATTACCTGGTGCTTTCGGTATTTTGGCTAAATCTATGGGCGTTACGGAACAGGAACTTAACAAACTACTGAAAGACGGTAAGGTTTTGGCTGCCGAGGTATTACCCGCTTTCGCCAAAGAACTTGAAAAAGCATACGGAGTTGAGAATCTGGAGCGCGTCGAAACCCTTAACGCCGCAACAACACGACTTCATAATACTTGGGTTGCATTTATCCGAACTTTGAACGAGGACGGAGGCGTTTTGCAGAACATTCTGATTAGCATCGTTGAAAACTTTGGCAAAACAATAGAAGGCTTGGGATATCTGATGACCTCAAGCGCAAGCAAGAGAAGCGCGGAGCTTAAAACGATCTACCAAACTACCTACGACCAAACGTCAAGCCTTTACAAAAAGACATTAGCCGAACAGGGATTGGGAGAAAAAGCGCGCGAGGAATATATTAAAAGGGAAAGTGCCTACGCAAGGACAAGGGCTGTGGAATTGGCTAATGAAGTCAAGGCTATCAAGTCCAGAAATGCAGAACTGGCAAAAGAAGGAAATAACACGCCGTTTGGTTTCGTGCAAAATAAAGATGCCGCAAAGCAGACGAAAGAAAACGAAAAAGCAGTAAAAGACCTGAATAACCAAATCAGTTACTATAACGGCATAATCAACGCATCCAACGACGCACTCAAAAAAGAAAACGTAACCAAATCGGAGGCAATTGGACTGACTGACAAACAGCGCGACGCAATCGAGAAGCTAAACAAGGCGTTGGCGAAATTGCGAGGTCAGGCAAGCGATTCGGATTCGGATCGTGAAATAGCGGATTTGGAACGCCGTAGATTTTTGGCAGAGGAAACCCTGAAAAACGAAAGGCTTTATCTTGAGCAAAGATTGGAGCTTATGGGTAAAATACGCGATCTTGATTTAGAGATTGCCGCAAAGGAATATCTGAACACAACAAAAGGAATCGCCGAACGCGTCGAAGCGGAAAGGCTTGCTTTAAAACTTCAGGTAATCGAAACCGAGCTTTCCGAAAAAGAAAAAGCGGCTAAGATTTCTGAAATTAATTTACAGTACGACAAGATACTGAAAAATGAATTGCAGATTGCCGCTGACAAGTTCAGGACGGAACAGGAGAAAGCCGAAAGGGATTCCGACGAACGCATAAACGACGACAAGAAAAAGAACTTTCAGGAGTTTTTGGATTATCGAGCCAAATACGGCAGACCAAACGAAGATCCCGAAAGATTCGGCGACGCCAATATGTTGCCAACCGATCTGTCAGAGGACTTGGTAAACCAATGGAAAGAGGTTAAGAAAGGACAGGACGGAGCAAAGGATTCGCTAAAGGATTATTTCAAAACATTTCAGGAGGAATTCTTTGGGGATATCGGATTGCCGACCCTGTTCAAGATTCTAAATGATGAGATAGATGGTTTCGGGGAAAACGCATACGTTACCGCCCTTGCCGTGTCGGAAGTCTTTCAAGAGGCATTTAATGCAATTGCGCAGGCTTCGAACCAAGCATTTGAGGTTCAGTTGGCGAATCTTGAAAAAAGAAAAGAAGTAGAAATACGGTTTGCAGGTGAATCAACTACGGCTCGTGCTGAAATAGAACGAAAATATGATGCAGAACGCAAAAGAATACAAAGGGAGCAAGCAAAACAGCAAAAAGAAATTGCCTTATTCAACGCAATCATAAACACAGCGCAAGGTATTACGGCGGCTTTAGCGGAAGGTAGCTACGCACTCGCTATTGTTATAGCTGCACTTGGAGCCGTTCAAATTGCGTTGATTGCGAGCCAGCCCTTGCCTGAATTTGCCAAAGGAACTAAAAACGCTCCAGAAGGACTTGCATGGACGCAGGAGAAAGGTGCGGAACTTATTACCGACAAGGATGGACGCGTCAAGACTACGGGTTCGGACAGCGGCGCGAAACTAACCAAACTATCCAAAGGTGATAAGGTTTATACGGCGTTGGAAACGCGCAAAATCATGGCGTTTGATTCCGAATTAAACGGGTTGATGCACTCCAATGGCATATCCTCGCCAAAAGCGCAACAACAGTCGATGGATTTCGACTACGACCGTATAGGAAAGGAAATGCGCGGCGCGGTCAAAGATTTACCGATATTGAACCTGAATATTGATAAAGACGGATTCGCAGTATCACAACAGCGAGGACTTGCCAAAACAAACTACATCAACAACCGAATAGCCGTTCGCGGCAAATCCGTATGAATTCAAATGTAATTTTTTACCAACGTTTTAATAACGACACCGATCCGCAGGATTTGCCAAGCGACGAGTTTCAGGGGTGGGAAACTGCAGTCTTTGAACTCAAACAACGTGACAACGGATTGGGTCGCGACGAAATCGGAAACCTAAGCGAGGCTACTTATTCAAAAGGGCGCAACCACCACTTGCAAAAGAACCTGCAAACAAACGATCAATTTGGCTTTGAAGCAGATTCAATACAAGGCGTTTTGATGC